GAAAATATATTAAGTTTGATCAATGAGAGACCGGTAAAACATTGTATAGTATTTTACACAGGATTATGGACTTGACTATTAACACCGTAGTTACTTACTAATTTTTTCATTAGATCATTTTTGACAAGTTCATCAATTACTTTTTTGTTATTACATGGTTGATACTTGCTGATAATTTCTAATGATGTAACATAGATTTTTAAATATTCTTCTTGTGTCATACAATCACACCTCAAACAAATCTTATCCAACGATAAGGCTTACATTTTTAGGTTAATAAATAGAGCTGGACGAATTGAAGTCAGCCCTTGCTTTAAGATAGCTCCAATCGATATAACGTTCAGCCCATTTCGGAACACCGCAATCATAGAGAAGCTGATCTTCATTTGCGAACTCTGCAGCATTTGCTTTGTAGGTTAGTAATTCAACCATAAACACATTTGCTTCATATTCGTTACCTTGCCTAACATAAGTAAGATTTGATCGCCTTAGAAATTCAGCATTTAGTGAATGTCCGCAAATGACATGTCCCAGCTCATGACAAGCAGTGATATATTTTTCCGATTCTGAAAGCCGAGAGTTCAGAACGATTATAATAACATCTTTATAACGTAGAGTATATCCCAAAATATCTTTCCCTAACTCGTCATATTGTACAATCACATTCATGTAATCAAATATTTCAAAGGGATCGGTAGAACCAGTTTGCTTAATAAGTCGTTCTACATCTAATCGAATAGTATTCCTAGACATAAAAGACACCAACCTATCTTTTAGAAGTAAATCCTTCTTTAGCTAATAACTGTGCTCGTCGTAAAGCTCGTTCAAGCGAATCTTTCATCAATTCGGCGCTTTCATCATCTAGATCTATGCCACCGTTTTTCAAATATGACAATCCAGCTTCATTGCTGAGTCCATTGATAGTATTTTTTAATATTACTTGAAGATCATTTTCCTCTTTGGCAGTAAATTGAGGAGTAGGGGTACGACCGAGAAGATAGTCAGTAGTTACCCCAAAGTAATCAGCTAATGCTGCTATAGCACTGCTAGAAGGTTCTGCTTTGTCATTTTCCCAAGCGGTTATAGTTTGTTGTGAAACATGAACGACATCGGCTAATTCTGTTTGAGATAATCTTTTTTCTTTTCTTAAATCTCTAATACGCTGACCTGTCATCATATTTTCTCCTTAAATTTATTATATGTTAATTGTAAACTGAACTTGTAATATTATAAATAATAATTGTTATTTTATAAAAAAATGTAGTATTTTTTACAATTTCGCTTTACATTATAAAGTAGAGTATATATAATATAAATTGTAAACAGGAGGGAGGAGATCAAATGGTAACTGAATTAAGGGTTTTGCGAATCCGAAAAGGTTTAAATCAAGAGGAATTAGCAAAACAATTGAATGTTACAAGGAATTCAGTGTCTGCTTGGGAACGTGGTACTAAACCAAGCTTAGATAATGCTAAAAAAATTGCAGATTTTTTTGAAGTACCAATAAATGAAATTTTTTTTGAGAAAAAATACAATTAAACTTTATAAAAATTGGCGATTTGGACGGATTTAATAAAGTTTAGTTGTGAAGATACTTAGTGAAGGGAGTTAAAAATGTTTTACGTAACAAACACAAGAACAAAATTTTCAGGGGCTATGAATACTAGTGAATGGATCAAAACAGATTTTATTGGTTGCTTTGAAACGTTGGAAGAAGCACAAGAAGCCGTTACAAAGTTCATGGACAAAGTCAAAGCGAAAGTTGAAGAAGTGAGAACCAGTAGCTATGGAAAGTACGAATTCTATGTAACTGAAGTCAGAATGGCTTCAGAGTACGTGAATAATTTAGAAATTCACGAGAGATTAGCAAGGAGTGATAAACGTGGCAGAAATGACACAAATTAAAGAAGAATCATATCAACTTAAGCGTGCAAAAGGAAAGCTAGAACGCTTAAAAAAAGAATTTGCTCAGGTAGACGAACAGTTGAACGCACATTACAAGATTACCAATGGACAGCCAATGAACGACAAGAGAAACGGTGCTAGTTGGTTTAAGAAAAAAGACAGGATCGAAGAGAGAGGATTTCGATTACTTGATGAAATCAAACAACAAGAAGAGCGGATAGAAAAGCTTGAGGATAGAGAAGAAAATAAAGCTCTGGGCTTGAATCGACAAGGTAACGGCTTAGAAATGAGCGTTGCGAATATCCCACGAATTGAAGAAGAAATTGAAAAATTTAAACGTGGTGAATCGCGATATACAAAAACTACTATCAAACGCTATGAGATGGAATTAGTCAAGTTAAAGGAAATGGCTAAAAAAGCTGAACAAAAGCTTACAGCGGGCGCTCAGAAGCTTGTAGATGATGGTTTGCTTAGACAGTGGAAGAAGAAACCAACGATTTACTTTGTGACAGATCGTAACTTCAAAAAGCTAGCTTTAGAGCTAAACAGTGAAGGTAAGTTTGAAGAAAGTTCTGTATACCGATACAGAGCAACGACAGATGAAGCCAAAGCGTATGTTCAAAAGCTATTGAGCATGCAGAAAGAAATCAACGGAGGTGTAACAGTTGGATAGCGCAAAGCACACACAATTTGGTGGAGTAAATGTTCGAATGGGACGACAAGATGGAAGTTATAAATACAATCTCAATGATATGGGATGGGTTGAATTAGTCAAATACAGTATCGAGCAGGAAACCAATTCAGTTGAAAATGAGTTAAGACCTGAGAACTTATTTGAAGGTGATTTGATCATTCAACTTCATTTTCTAAATAAAAAAGCTTCCACAGATCCACAAAAGTGTTTCTTGGAAGCTGTAACACAACTTGTAATGAATGGAAAAGCTGAGCTTCCTGACAAACTATTTGTGGCTCAACAGTCTAGCGACGACGAACCCCGAAGCCATACTTAGTATCCATTTCAAAGCTGCGATAGTAACGAACTTCATATTGTCTATTATCAAGAGTCGCAAGTGTATCTTCTATGTCTGATTTAGAATAGGTCGTCCAAAGTTTGCCGACTTTCTTATTACGATCAGTTCCAACAGCATTAGTTGAGGAATTTGCAAGTTCAGATAAAACAATATCAAGTATCTCTTGTCTGAAAGGCATGAATGACACCTCCTTTCACAAGAAGATGAACACATTATAACAGAAAGCGAGATGATGATGATGTACAGGGTGATTGAAACAACATCAGATGACAACAAGAGAATCAGTATTGGAACGTATCCAAGTGAAGCCAAAGCACACAGAGCTGTTTCAGAATTTGCACAGAAGCATGTGCATGTAGCTAAGATCTTACGCAAGCGATACAGCTTACGACTAGGTTTAGATCAAGCAACAGTGACTATTGATGATTGCAGTTACTGTTACAAGGTGGAAGGAGGCTAAAGCGATGCAAGTAACATTGTCAGAAGAAGATGCAAGACTCATTGCTAAATACGTAGCTGATGAGTTGATTGCAAGACAGCCAGTGCAAATGATGACAATGAAAGAAAAACGAAGCCGACGTCTGGATATCGGACAAGCAGCAGAGTATATGAACAGGAGCAGAAGCACTATTGATCGCTGGAGAAAGACAAAACCAGCATTCAAAGTGCTGGAACATATCGACGGAACATCAACATATTTTTTGTCCAACGAATTAGACGAATATTTAAATCAATAATTGCTTGCCGGTAATTGTCGAGAAAATAAATTTAAGGAGGTGATGCAAATTAAGTTGTTATTGTTGCTAGCAGTGCTGATCTTGATAGATGGGTGCTGCGTGTGGTTGAAAAAAGAAATGGAGATGATTTAAGTAGTTGATATGGTAGCTCTAAGCCAGGCCTGAACTAAATAAAAAAGAGCCATGTAGGCTCTAAATGGATATGAAAATTACCAACTGCAGCAAGGTTAGAAGCCTTAATAAAGGATTCTGAGAATTCTTTACCTAGAGAAGCGAGAGAGGCAGCTTGAGACATAGATTCAGATACCTTAGTCATATGTTTCAAAGCTACATCAGCTCCTTCTAGTTTTGTCAATCCTTGGTTACGAGATACTGTGGCTGTTACACTAGGTGTTTTGCCGAGTAAATCAACAGTTTTCAAAATGTTATCGCTAGGTTTTTTATCCTAACTTCTAACAGTTTCCTGCTAGTTCAGCATATCTGTTCAACTCAAAGAGTTGTCGGGCGCTCGTGGAGTAAATACTCTATGCGTTGCACCTTCAAGAACCAGAGTTCAAGCTTGGCTCAGGGTTACCATATCAAAAGACTTAGGTTTTCCTTGAATTCACCCGATACGCATCTTATACATTGAAATTTGATATTGGATATTTCAGGAGGTGAGATTAGATGAATTTTAACAGTAGCTATATTGTGGCTGTCTTAGCTGGCGTCATGCTAGCGGGCTTCTTACCACACGAAGAATGGGTCGTTGGTTGGTCTGGCATTTTAGCACTGATCATTACAGCAGTTGCAAGTGCACGAGATGCAGAATGGACGCGTGGCTTGGATTGGCTGTTCAGACCATAAAAAAGGATCGCATGGCAGTGCGACCCAAAACAAAAATATTTTCGATTAAATTATAACACGAATTCAAAGGAGATACGAAAATGAATGAATTAGAAAAAATGTTATTAGCGGCTATCTTAAAGCAAGGAGTCAAAGAAGAAGACACTAATAAAGAGCAGAAAAAAGAAGCAGTTAAACAAGCAGGGGAAGTTTTGAAGAAAGCAAACTTAGATTTTGCAGTGCTTGCTTTAAGTGCAAATACTGATTACGTAGCTACTAACGTGGAAGCATCATCGCTTGACTTGTTTGTAATGCTTAATGAGTTGTTTGAAGCAATGCATAAAAGTGATCTCGAATGCATTAAATTTATTGTATGTGCAGAGATCAATGCTAGGGATAAGGAGGACTAACGGATGAACGAGTTAACAACATTAGAGCGAGTTGACATTGATTACACACCAGCAGTTTTGACGATCCAAAATAAAGATGTTTTGGATCAAGCAGTAGATGAGTTCATCAGCAAGTATGAAAACATCGTTGTTACTGAAGAAACCTTAAAAGATGCAAAAAATTCAAAGGCACAAGTAAATGCTTTGAAGAAGGCACTTGATGACAAGCGCAAAGAACAAAAGCGCATTTATAACAAGCCACTTAACGCTTTTGAGAATGAAATCAAGGCATACATTGAAAAGCTAAATAATGTGTATCAATCAATCAACGATGGCGTTAAATTCTTTGAGGATAAGCAACGTGATGAACGCAAGCAAAATGTTCAAGCAATGATCACAGAAGTCGCTGAAGCTAATGCTGTCGATCCAGAAACCGTTGAAATTCAAAAGCAATGGTTACTCAAATCAGCAACAAAAGGCAAAATCATGGAAGAAATCGTCGAAGCCGTGCAGAAGCAAAAGCGTATCAATAAAGATGTTGAAATGATCACAGAGTACTGTGCGAAGCTTGATTTGCCTAAAACAAGATATGTTGAGATCGCACGAGATTTCGATTACTGGGAAGCCAAGAAAGCAGCAGATAGCGATCATGAAGAATTATTACAGCGAAAAGAAGCTGAACGATTAGCCAAGCAAGCGTTAGTTGAGCAAGAAAAAGAAAAGCTAGTTGAAGCTAACGGTAAGCAAATCGATTCAGAAACGGGAGAAGTGGTCCGAGAGTTGCAGATTGTATCTTTCAAACTGAAAGGCACTAAGCAAGACTTAGACAATTTAGCCGTTGCAATTAAAAACAGTGCTATTGAAGTATTAGAAGCTTCCGAACGTGAGCTTGTCATTGAAAGGAAGTGAAGAAATGACGTTTGAAGAAATCAATGAGCGACTAAAAAAATGGGCTGATGATCGTAATATTGGTGAGTATTCAGATAAGCAGATTATGAAGCTATTTGAAGAAATCGGAGAACTTTCAGAAGCAATCAATAAGAATATGAGCGAACAAGAAATTGACGCTGTTGGTGATATTCAAGTAGTGCTGATTATCTTATGTTATCAACGTGGGCTTGATCCTATCGAGTGCTTGAACAATGCTTACAACGTTATCAAAGATCGAACAGGCAAGACTATAAACGGTACGTTCGTTAAGTCAGAAGATCTGGAGGGATAAGAATGCGATTTTTCACACCGGGAAATTTCCCCGAGCACCATAATATGTATTTTATCTATGGCGACGGTGGGACAGGTAAGACAAGCTTACTAAAGCAATTCAAGGGCAATAAAGCACTATTTAGTTTTGACCTATCATACAACGCTGTTAAGGATACTGGTGATATCACACTTGCTGTTCTTGAAGGAACAGATATTCCAATTATTCAGCGTGTTGTGTGGGATAACTTGGTAGCGGCGGTCAACAGTCCAAATATTGACGTAATTTGCTTGGATAATGTAACAGCACTACAAAATTACGTGCTAGACAACATCGAGCATGCAGCTAAAGATAATCGGCAGAACTATAACGCAATGCAGAAATGGTTCAGAGATCTTGCCACATTGCTAAGACGATCTAACAAGACGATATATGCTACAGCTCATGCAATTGACAAAGGCAAAAATGGTATTGACGAACAGGGGCGTTATGAAGCTGATATGAACATCAAAACGTTCAACGCTTTTACTTCAATGTTTGATTTGGTTGGACGTATTTATATCAAAGATGGCAAGCGGTGGATCGATCTTGATCCAGAGCAAGAGAATCATGCTAAAAATCGAATTGATGATCGTACGCTTATCAAAGCTGAGGAGCTTGTAGAAGCCAAGCCAACAGAAGAATTTACAGTAGAAGAACCAAAGACAAAGAAAGCTTCATAGAGAAAGGATAGGTAGATTATGGCATTTAAAGGTTTAACGGTAGATGAAAATAATGTGTTAGGACGTCGAGTGGAAGAAGCAGGAACGTATAACGTGCGTTTGCTACCAACATCAGAATTGAAAACTGCAAGTACTGGTAAAGAAATGTTAGTGCTGAACTATGAAGTTTTAGATGGTAAATATGCAGGAGGAACAATCAGATTTGACAATGTCATATATGATGATACGACACCAGAAAAAGAAGAACAATCGATAAAGCGATTTAACACATTACTGGTGGCTGCTGG